AAGGAGACCGAATGTCTGAAACCGAAGTTAATCAAGAAGTAGATTTAGAAGAGCAAAAGAACGCAGCTAACAAAGATGCGAGCCCTGCTGAAGCTACTCACCTTCAAAACGACGCTGAAGATTTGGGTGCACCAGTAGTTAAACCTACTGATAGTAACCCTGACTCAACGAAAAAGGTTAAAAAAATAACATCAGACCCAGCACAGAAAGATGAAAATGAGGCGTCTTTACCAAAAGACAATAAACCCTCTGGTGCTGCTGAAGAAGTAGAAACTGAAGAAGATGTAATCGCTGAAGATTCTATTGATGATATTGATTTATCTGATGATGTTAAGGCACTAGTTTCATCTGACGCTGACTTATCTGAAGAATTTAAAGATAAGGCTGCGACAATTTTTGAAGCTGCTGTAAAAACAAGAATCAAAGAACAGACGAAAATCCTTGAAGCACAGTTTGAGAAAAAACTTGCATCCGAAACTGAAACAGTAAAAGAAGCTATGGTCGAGAAAGTCGATTCATATCTAAACTATGTTGTTGAAGAATGGATGAAAGAGAATGAATTAGCAGTTGAAAGAGGTATTCGTACCGAAATCGCTGAAGATTTCATTACTGGACTTAAAGGACTTTTCAAAGAACATTATATTGATGTTCCTGAAGAAAAATACAATGTACTAGATGATTTAACTGACCAAGTTAAAGATTTAGAAGGCAAACTTAACGAACAGATTGAGAAAAATGTCAATCTTTCTAAGGATGTTTCTGAATCAAATAGAGAAAAACTAATCGCTCAAGTATCTGAAGATTTAGCTGATACTGAGAAAGAGAAGTTTTCTTCTATGGCTGAGAATGTTGAATATGATAGTGCAGAAAAGTTCCAAGAGAAATTAGAAACTATTAAAGAATCTTATTTCCCTAAGACAAAAATAGAAGAAACTACATCTGGCGATGAGGTTGATTCTGTGGCGGCGAATATACCTGCTGATGCTGGTACATCCGATGCTATGGCTGCATACACGGCCGCTATTTCAAAAGACCTTAATGCTTTAAAGTAATTAAGGGTGATAACAATTAAATAAATAAAAAGGAGAGATAAATGTATCTTACTGAAAATTTACAAGAAAAGTGGCAGCCAGTATTAGAGCATCCAGATTTGCCAAAAATCGAAGATTCTTATAAGCGTGCTGTTACAACTGTTATTCTTGAGAACCAAGAAAAAGCAGTAAGGGAAGACCGAAGCTTTATGGCAGAGGCTGCCCCTACAAACGCAACAGGTTCTAGTGTAGACAACTGGGATCCTGTTCTTATTTCATTAGTACGAAGAGCAATGCCTAACCTAATTGCGTATGATATTTGTGGCGTTCAACCAATGAGTGGTCCAACTGGACTAATCTTTGCAATGAAGAGCCGTGAAGCTTCGCAAACGGGTACTGAAGCATTATTTAACGAAGCTGATACTGAACATTCTGGTGATAACGCTACTAGGGACAATGCTGGTGCTTCTGGCGATGCACAAGCAGGAACTAATCCTGGTCAGTTGAATGATTCTAGTGCTGTATATACTACAGCATCTGGTTTGACTACTGCGGCTGCTGAAGCTTTAGGTGATGCTAGTTCAAACGCTTTTGCTGAAATGGCTTTCTCAATTGATAAAGTTACGGTAACTGCTCGTTCACGTGCTTTAAAAGCAGAGTACACAATGGAACTTGCTCAAGACCTTAAAGCAATTCATGGCTTAGACGCTGAAACTGAACTTGCCAACATCTTGTCAAGTGAAATTCTTGCTGAAATCAACCGTGAAGTAGTTAGAAGTATTTATGGACACGCTAAAGCGGGTGCTCAAGTGAATACCTCAACTGCTGGAACTTTCGATTTAGACACCGACTCAAATGGTCGTTGGTCTGTTGAGAAGTTTAAAGGTTTGCTTTACCAACTAGAAAGAGATGCCAATGCGATTGGTCAACAAACTCGTAGAGGTAAAGGTAATATAATCATCTGTTCAGCTGACGTGGCATCTGCCCTTCAGATGGCTGGTGTATTAGATTACGCTCCTGCACTTAACACTAACTTAAATGTTGATGATACTGGTAATACTTTTGCTGGTGTTCTTAACGGTAAGTTCAAAGTATATGTTGACCCATATTCTGCGAATGTTAGTGCGAAGCAATTCTATGTTGCTGGTTATAAAGGTACTTCACCTTATGACGCTGGTCTTTTCTACTGCCCATATGTTCCACTACAAATGGTTCGTGCAGTTGGTCAAGACACGTTCCAACCTAAAATCGGTTTCAAGACTCGTTACGGAATGGTTCAAAATCCTTTCGCAACAACTAATGGTCTTGGTGCATTAGACGTTTCTGGCGCAGTTGCTTCTGGAGACCAAAACTGTTACTACCGTAGGGTGTTGGTTACTAACCTTATGTAATATACTCACAGAGAGTACTAAAAAGGCACCTTCGGGTGTCTTTTTTTTGGTTTTCGCTTGACAAGAGTTAAATTTTAGTGTATAATATACCTCGTATATACAATAAATGTTGCGGTGCAATATGAAAATATCGATTTGTATATATATAAGTGTAGAAATAATAATGTTTCTGCATTACACACAACACAACACAGGAGAAATAATATGTTAAACACATACTTAGATGTAAACACAGTAATCGATACAGTTCAAAACGCAAAGCGTGAATTGATTAACTCGGTAATCCCACAAGAATCTGTAGCTAAACCAGCAATCGCTATTTTAGAAGCAGAAACTTCTTTTGCAAAATCACTTGCAGAAACAACTCAAAAATATTTTGATACAGTTGCTGATACATTTGCTACTATTAAAGCATAAGGAGAATTATTATGGCAAATCCATTTGAATTAAGATTTAAACTATTAGAAATGTCAACTGATTTTCTAGACCGTCAAGCCCAAAAGCAACAAGAATTAGCACACGAAGCATGGAACCTAGCTCAAGAGCAAGGAAATGCTACGATGGAATTCTGGAAATCACTTCAACCAGCAACTTATTCTATAGAGGATATTAAAGCGAAGGCTGAAGAACTTTACGAGTTTGTTGAGAAAAAATAATGCTCTTATGGAGTATATTTTTAGCAATAGTTATGATTATTGCAGTTATATTAGGAAGAAAAAGTAAGAAATAAATAAGGGCGGTTTAAACACCGCTCTTTTTTTTGTTTGGAACCTTTATAAATAGTATTATGACAGAAACAAACATACAAACTAGACAACCTGCTAAAATGGACTATGCAAGTCCTGTTCAGTTTAGGTTCAAAATTGCGAAATTACCACAAGTAGAGTTCTTTATACAGACGGTAAATCTTCCTGGTATTTCAATGGGCACAGGAACAGTACCGACCCCTCTTTACGATTATCCCGTTCCTGGAGATGAGATAAGCTTTCGCAGTTTAGATATATCATTTCTTGTAGATGAGAATTTGAATAACTATAAAGAACTGCATGATTGGATATCAGGTCTCGGTTTTGGAAAATCACATCAAGATTTTGCAGATTTACAGGCAACGGCTGCTGACAGATTTCCTGGTTCAACAAAGGGTTCTGTTGTTGCTGGAGTAGAAATACCAGCGCCACTTTCTGAAGGTGGTATATATTCAGACGCTACATTAACTATATTAAATAGTAAAAATATTGCTAAAACAGAAGTAAGATTTCAAAATGTTTTCCCAACAACTATTGGTTCATTATCATATGATGTACAAGCAAGTGATATAGATTATTTAAAAGCAACTGCGAGTTTTGATTATTTAAACTATGATATAGTGCAGATTTCCACTACATAATCCTTGACAAAACCGCCGAAAGATGATATAATATACACTATAAACAACTGGATATACTATGACGCTAGAAGAATTGCAAGAGTCGGTTGACAGAGATTTAAAAATAGATGACACCGAACTCGATACAGAATCAATAAACATTCCCCTACTTCACAACAAATACCTACAACATTACAATAAGTTTTCTCTATTGTTAAAGAAAACAGAGTATGACCGTAAGGTTCTTGCTAGACAAAAGTGGGAGTATTATACAGGCAAAGCAGACGCTACAGTATATCAAGAAAAGCCATTTAACCTCAAAGTATTAAAATCTGATGTTCACATTTATATGGATTCTGATGAAGAACTACAACGGATAGACCAAAAAGAAGCATACTTGAAACAGATTGTCAATTATCTCGAACAAGTATTACGAAGCATAAACACTCGAAATTTTATAATCAAAAACGCTATCGAGTGGAAGAAGTTTACTAGCGGAGCAATATAATAAAACATCATGGAAACTCTTATATTAGAGAAGAAGGATGAAGTATATCTAACAGTTGATGCCGACCCAAGTATTCAACGAGAAATATCAGAGTTTTTTACATTCTATGTTCCTGGTTATAAATTCATGCCACAGTTTCGTAACAGGATGTGGGATGGCAAGATACGATTATTCTCTCAAAAATATAAAGAAATCTATTTTGGGTTGTTCCCATATATCAAATCGTTTGCTGAAGAACGAGGTTATCAGATTGTTTGTGGCAAAAATGTTGAAATAAACAATAAAGTAAATAAAGAGATTGTTGAAAAATTTGCGAACAGTTTAGGTCAATCTTTTAAGGTCAGAGATTATCAAGTAGATGCTATACACCATAG